TCAAGCAGCTTTTGCACTCCACCTTTAGCTTGCCGCCCAACATAACCGGCCGCCTTGCCGATCAAATTGCCTGCGGCTTCACCGCCCATTTGCCCTACAGCCGCGCCAGCCCCTTCCTTTGCCACTTCTAACGGCTGCGTTTCGCCGCCTGCTACACTTCCAGTCATTGCGCCAAGAGCCGATGCACCAGCACGAAGAGCCCATGGGGCTATCTTTGCGGCTGCTGCTGCCTCTCCAACGCCAGGAATTGCTCCCGCAGCCGTTAATCCGGCCAAGGCTCCCCATTGCCCAGGGGTATCCGGAACCAGATAAGACGCCGCTTTACCGACATACGGAACTTTAGCGATTGCCTCTTTCGGCATCCTGGCAAGCTTGGTCAGCGTGCCTTCTTCTTTAACCGGCGCGAAATCTTCCCACGGTGCGGTCTGCGCAGCCTGATTACTGCCGGACGAAATCGCCGGTAGGGTAGTCGCCTGATAATCTTCCCACGGCATAGTAGGCATTTATTGGCCTTGAACCTTAATCCAGTTCTTTTGGTCTGCCGGATTGCCGCCCTTGAAACGATGCCCTTTATAGATTGTTCCAGGCGCCGGAGGTGGTGGAGCTGCCGGAGCTGAACCGCTCGGAACCCCCTCGCTGTAACGGCCCTGACCTTGTGGCGGCGGTGGTGCTGGCGCTGCACCTGTTGCCCCCATATCGGTAATGACGTTAGTGGGATTGAGTCCTTGACTGGTAGCAAGTCGGCCATATTCGTTAACGCGCTGCTGGTGCTGCTGTGCCTCTGCGTTGTAAAGTTGATTTGCGCGATTTAGAAAATCCTGGCGTTGGCCGGGAGTCATCTTTTTACCGCCCCATACCGAGCCAACGGCATCCCAGGACAATCCAAGCCTCTCCATTAACGGTTTCGCAGTCTCCGCGGATCTAAATTCTGACTCCCTAACTACACTGCCGGGGTCTAACATCTTCATGTAGTTGTAAAGCATGGAGAGATCGCCAGCCGGCGTAGGACTTTGCCCCGATGTTTGAATCCGATTGTAAGAATCACGCACCTGCTGGAATCCTTTACTCTGCCCCTGAAACTCCTTGCGCAGTTCTGCCGTTTGACTGAATCCGGCGCGTTGCTCGGCTAGGCTGGCACGATCGTTAGCGGCGCCGATCCTCTGGCCGGCCATAGCTAAAGTGTTCTCCAAGCCTTGCTGTTTCAGACCAATCATTTGATTTAGATAATCTTCATTGCGTGGCGGCAAGAATTGCTGTAATCCCGGCGGATTTATACGCGCTACTGCCTGCGCCGATGGTTGACCTTCGGCCGGCGGTGTATTCGGCAAGCCTTGAATCGCAGTTTCTTTGGCCTTCTCTGCATCTAGTGCCGACTGTGTTTTTTGATTACTCAATTCCTTGCCGGCAATATCGGCCGGAGTGCTCAAGAGTCGTGTCATCTGCTCCGGATTGGCGCCTGTAGCTTGACCGAATCGCACAGCCATTTCCTGATCTATCGGCCGTGGCGGTACAGCGGGCACGTCCGGCCCTTTCACTAACTCGTTGCCGGTTTGTGGCCTCGGTGATGCCGGCTGCCCTTGTAGATCTGCGCGGAACTTATCAATCTCGCCGGAGCGCATGTTTTGCAGTGCCGGGCCAATGGTCATTTCCATGAGCTTATCAAGCCCGCCTGTCGGTATGCCGGCTTGGAGTCCCTTAGTGATCAATGCCTGCCCGGCCTGCGTAATCTCATCACGGCTGCCCGCCTTGTGAATCTGATCGACTAAAGCCGGCAAGTCATTATTGATGAAGGTGTCAAGATTTTTCTGGCCGGTAGTTTGGCCGCCAAACGCCTGTGCAACCTGACCGATTGCCGTATGCTGACCCGCCTGTGCTAAAAAGTCTGCTAATCCCATAAAATTTAACTGCTGCTGCTACCGCCAAATTGGAATATTCCGCCGCTGCCACTCATGCCGCTGCTAGTGCCGCTGCTGCTCCCGCTACTCTGTCCAGTGCTGTACCTACCCGCTTCTACTGCTACACCAAGCTTCTTGAGCCACAAGTCGAGTAACTGCTGTGCCGTGTCGGTATTAAAGCCCGTTTGCCGTGTCGCTTCTCCAGTGTCAAAAGCGGTTTGTCGTGCCGCTTCCGTCTGCTGTGCTCCAAGGCGGCCAAGTGCCGCATCGCGCGCCGCCTGCTGCAAGTTTTGGATGTAACTGCGGTCAAGACTCGAACGCGCCGAGCCTTCAAGAAACTGCGAGGGAGAATTGAGAGCGCCTGTTTGCGCTAGTTGCTCACGTTGTTGGCCAACGGCAGTGTTATAAGCTTGTGACAGCTTAGAGGCTTGCGTATCGTAGAGATTATTTTCAAGTTTATCGAAGCCGCCCGGCGCAAGCGAGGTATAGTTACCTTTCACGTACTGCGGATTGTAGCCTAGGGCATTGCTGGTATCGTTGGCGTAGTTAGTCGCCTGCGTCATAAAGTCGGGATTGTATCGAGTGCCGGTTTCTGAGGTTGATTGCTGCTGTGATTTACTCTTGCTCTTTTGACTGCTGCCGCTGCCACTGATACATTCGGCAAGCGGGCCGAAGTATTCACAGCTTTCGCGCTCAACGACTCTGCCCGAAGCTATATCGACAACGATTTTACTGCTGACTCGCATAGTTCAATCCCGTTTGCGCCCAATAGCGGTTGTTTTTAACAAAGTGAAACTCCCACTCGTCCTGTCTGTAACGATGGAACGCGTAGGCGCGGGCTCTAAGCGTCCTTACGATTGTACTCACCATTTTAAGGCCGTTTTTCTGCGTAATCAGCACGGCCACATAGATCAGTGGCCCTTCTGTCAAGTCGCATCTTAGAAGCGTGTCATAGTCCTGGTCTGCTACCGCATAAATCAGCTCGGGAAAGAATCGGTAATAACCTAGAAGCTCTCTTTCCTCAGGGAAATAGAACAAAGACCCGTTTTGCTCACAGATTTGCAGCAGTCGCTCAATCTCATCGCTCTTTAAAAACGGAAACGTTGCAGCTATTAGTTCATGTGCAAGCATTAGAAAACCATGATACGAGCCGCCACGCTCGCTGTATTAGTTTTCAAGTAAACTTTATTGTTATCCCAGGCTGTTGCGCCCTTATAAGTTACCGCCGCCTTGTCCTGACCGATAACGATAAACCCTATTGCTGGTGTGCCAAAGCCGTGCTCTATCGAGTACTCCGCATCCGGTGTTGCGGGTGTTGTTATGTCTATGAACTGGCGCTTATCGAGCGCGTTATCGCAGACCTCATCCCATTGCCCATTTGATGCGCCAGCGTCGATGTAACGCTTCATAGTCCTAGATACTCGGTCACGATAACTACGCCTTGACCACCGGCGCCGCCATCAAGCGGTGTAATCTCGTCACTCAAGCCGCCGCCACCGCCGCCGCCATAAACTTTTCCTGGTTGCGCTAATGCCAATCCGGCAACCGCACCCATACCGCCGCCGCCCATCAATGAAGCGCCGCCGTTGCCGCCATAAACCACGTTTGCGAGCGCCGCATAACCATGTTGTCCGTCACTTCCTGCAGCATTAACGAGCCCATTAGTGCCTATGCCACCGCCCGCCTGCGCTGGCCCAATTGTGTTGTCAGATGATGAGAACGCGCCACCTAAACCGCCTGTTGCCGTTAAGTGACTTCCAAAGCTCGATGTAACTCCCTGCCCGCCTGTCTGCCCATTGCTGCCGCCGATACCGCCTGCGCCGACCGTAACGACTTCTGTCGGGTTAAGAGCCGGCGCCAAAACAATCTTGCGCGAATAGCCGCCACCCGAGCCACCGCCGCCAGCACGTGTATTGCCCGGGACTCCTGTGGCAACCGGGCTACCACCACCACCGCCGCCGCCGATTACGATCACGTCAATAAACAGCAGATTGCTCGCTTTGGTCCAGATACCGTTGCCGGTAAATGTCAGTATTCCGGCCGAGCCTACTTTCTGAGCCCGAATAGTGTTTAGATCGGCACTGAGGTTTAGAATCTTGGACTGCTGAATATTTGCCAGCGCGGTAATGTTTGCATCGTCAAGGTTGCCGTTGACAAGACTATAAAGCGTGTCGAAGTCGGCGTTGACCTGCGCAGCCTCACCGCTCTTGGTGGTACCTGCAACGAATGTGAAAAGCTTACTGACAATTCCCATTTATGGACTCGTATTCAAAGTAAACACATCGTGGAAACGGCGGTCCTTGCTGCGCGACTCTACAGCTAGTGAGAAGAACTTGAACCGCGAACCGTCGCCGGTATTGAACACCTTGGTTGAATAGTATCGGCCGTACTTATAATCGAGCACCGAGGTGCGCGCGCTATTAAACGAAGTGCCGCCCCATGTGCCGATATCCCATGTTCCAACGTCCCAAATGCCTGTTGGAGCATCAACGGTAACGTTGCCGCTTGAGAGCTGCTTTTGAAAATAATCAATCTGGTAATGCACCGTCTTAGTCGCATCAAATACAGGTTTGATCCAGCGCACTTGTTGATTATTAAACGGGCTGCCAAAGTAGCGGGTAGTTAGTGAACAATCGTAATCCACCCCTGCGTCCTGAAAGCCCGTGTCAAGCCGCCGTATTCTGCCATCGGTAGACAGTCCGGCTAAAAGCTCGCCGTTATCGTTCACACCATCAAATACGGTAAAAGAATCGACATTGAACCCTGTGTACTCAGTCCATGCGATCTGTGAGCCTGCCATGTCAATATTAGTGCCGACCCACATTGTGTCATTAGCGCCACCCGAAGTGTCGAAGCTAAACCAATACTGCCTGAGCTTGGGGTAGTACTTCCCAACCGCGCCGCGGAAGTAACTCGTAAACAGAGGGGTAATTTTGCTAGTAACCAGCGTTGTAGTATTGCCGTCCGTAATGTAGATGCCGTCCTTGCCGCCGAATATCACGCCTGCGGGAATAACCTGGCCGTTACTGATTACCGTCACTACATCGGCAGACCACGGAGAGATACAGCCAACATCCGAGTACTGGCGAAACACATTACCTAGCAGCGGAGAGCCCTGAAGGCGCCATAGGCCGGACGTCTTGCCGACAATCAGCATTTGATTCGCGGCCTTTAGAAACTGCGCCGTTCCGCCCCTGTTGTCTCCAATATTGAGCAGTGCCGCGCCTTGCCAGGTTGCATCATCGCTCAAATCGCTAAACGCGACCAGATTAGGCTGGAGTACATACAGCCGGTCAAGATACATTTCTATTTGAGAGCCAATCGGAGCAGCACCGAGCGGGGCAACCGTGGTGCCATCATAGGACTGCATCGATCCGGCGTTATTCTGCCAATAAACCTTGTCCTTACTTGACCATGTAGTAAAAGAAACGCGTTGCCCGCCGCTTTGCCCGCCGAGAATCAGGGTTGCTGCACCTGTGCTGTCGTTCATGCGGTAGATACCGGCACCGGACGTGGCCAGGGTAATACCAAGGCCGCTTTGCTTATAGAAACGATAAAGGGACTTTATCGGGTTGGCGTCGATTGCGCTCGGGTTATAGTTAGTCTGCCCGCCGCGCCCGACAAGATAACCGGACGCGACTGGATACATATTTTTACAATCGAGTAGATCATTCTCACCGATATTGAGCGGCTGGCCGGTTAAGTTTATCCCGCCCGAGAATGACGAGAGTATTTCGGGCTTGAGCGCCATTTAAGCAACTTTACTTCTTCTTTGTGGAAATCCACGGCTTGTGTGATTCAGTTAGCTCCACTTCGGGATTAGCAATCACAGCTGGTTTCTCCGGCATAGGCGCTGCTTTAGTCATGCCTGTAGCTGGTATGCTAAGCTCGTATCGCTGCCAGCACTCAGGGTAATGATACCGCTTATTGTCCTTGCTTAGCTGGTAGGAATCGAGCTTCG